ATTGAATCATCAAGGGCGAAAGCAAAATTAGGATATTTTTTTTCAATATATCTTATTCTTTCCGCATGATCCCATTGGAAATCAACCCCTATCACAGTGCCTCGAAAATAACCCTTTGCAAGATGTAAAGACCCACCCCCACCGGATACCCCTAACTCAACTGAAAGTTTAGGTTCCATTTCTTGAGCTAAAAGCAAGAGAAACCTGTAATACATTGAAGGTGGAAACCGTTCATCAGGATAGATTAAATCGGTATCCTTTGCTTCTTCACCTAATCGTTCAAGGGTTTTTATTGTCATTTTCTGCTTGCTCTTTCATAGATTCAATTATCTTATTTAACATATACAAAGGCATATTTATTTTGATTGGCCCATAAATAAAGTGTGTTATTAATATAACTATCATTACAGGTAACATAATTATACATATTGTGCCTAACAACATTAATTCTATCGGCAAATTACATATTCTGCATACTATTTCTTCTTCCATTATACAAGTGTTTTAAGAGTCATATATCAAAAATCCTATAGGGTAATACATTAACGATTTGTCTAAATGTTTTTCATGGTACAACTTATCCCAGAATCCTTCTTTCATATTATAGATACCACCTCCCGGACTACCCTGATCGATATCATCACAAATAACTAAAGCCCCTTTATTTAAAAGAGGAGTATAAGCATTCCAATCTTTAAAGGCCTGTACATCGTTGTGCCAACTATCAATAAAAAGTAAATCAATCTTTTCTCCATTCAAATGTTCAAGAACTTTTGGGAAGGCATTCTCTCCAGGCTTTGAGTGTTTGTCGTGTTCTTGTAAAAAAATTTCTGTACAGGTCCAACCCTTACAATACTTAATATTTGGAAAGTTTCTAACAGCAGTTTCCATTCTTGTAACATTCAATTCATCAAATGGGTCTGTGTGGTGATCAATAGTAATGACCTTACTCCCTGCGCTGGCAAGATAAGCCGCCGAGGTGCCATCACATCCCCCCAGTTCAACGATATTCTTAAAAGAGTATTTATGTACTAACTGATAAAAAAACCTGTAATAGTCACGGCTGTGATTCTCTAACTGGAAAAGTTTATCCAGAAATTCATCCCCCGTAGGAACAGACTTAAACTCTTTAAGTAGTTTTTTAATCTCTGATAGTTTCATGGTCTTTGAAAGATTGTATTATAATACCAAACGTTATGAATTTTTAAAAACTGATCAACATAACTTAAATTCTCAGCCCATTTCATCTCTTCAACAATATTAATTCCAGTCCCTAAACATTTTTTTATATCAGGAGGAGCAGAATTATTTAGAACTACTTCATCTCCTTCATCAAAATGTATTCCTTTTTGGAACAGTTGTTTAAATAGAGTCCATTTCATGAATTTACAATTTGGTTTAATAATTCCTGTCTTACCTGATACGTTCTTTGGCCGAGTTGTGGCTTCATAATCGCCGGAATATCAAAAGGCGTGGTTCCTTTAGTCCATTCATCACGTTTTAGTTGTCTTTGGTACCACTCAGCAAAGTTATACATTACACCACCTATGTTAATTGACTTATTGTCTACTCTCCATAAAGGCGCATGATGTTCCATTTTAGTTTTAATATTATCTAAGAATCCCCCCACCGAACTAATGTCTAATATCATTTCATTGGTGGGCATCTCCCAAGGATATTTACCATGTGTTACTTCTCTTTGTAAATTTCCATAAATGTGTAAATTTCCATTTTCATCAACTGTTTCCTTTCGGCCCTTGGAAAACTCTTTTCCCCATAATTCATACCAACCCCCTCCAAAGAATGAAAGCATTTCAGCGTCATTATACCTATCCGTATTCATGCCATCATCAACGAAATGAAATTGATCTTTATAATCTAATCTATGTACAGGATACGGTTGCCATTTGATTTCTTGAAAGTTGCGCATTAACTGGTAACGCCAAAAGGATAATCCTTTAGGAATAGGATTTTTTAACCTTATAAATAGTAAATCTATTAAATCCTCATGCCATATTTCATCGGCTTGATAATACATTACCAAATCATTCTTACAGGTAGGGATCATCTGATTTGGAATGACAGCAAAGCTGCCAGCATCTACGAGGTTAGTAATAGGATTGACAGGGAATTCTCCTTGCTCTAAGCGTATTTTATCGTTTTTGGATGCTAAGTCCTTAAGTATTTCATACGTGCCGTCAGTGCTGCCAAGATCAAGTACAAAGAATTCATCCGCTAAAGGCATAAGGGTAGCCATTGACTCCCATAACCCAAACGCTCCGGAGTTGTTATCTTTTATGAAAACACAAATTGAAATTTTAGGAATCATAGAGAGGTTTTAATTGTAGGCATAATATATTTAATTGACTTTAAATTTCCTTCCATTTCCTTTCTCATTTCTATTAATCCATCTTTTGTAGTTTGATTTACAAGGCATTCATCTGAGAATGTTGTATCTATCGGACGAGGTGCAATGCTTTTAAAGTCCTCTAATTGTGCTCTCCTAATTAAGCTTGAATCCAATTCAAAAACCTCTGCAACCAATAAACCAAAATCAAAAACAGATAACTTATTTATCCCTGCTATATTTCGACTTTGTTGCCAGTTATCAGCTTTGATAAATTGCCATATTGTAGCCGCTACAACCCCCGCATAGGTTGGTTGAGTGTATGAATCCGTAACTAACTTTAATTTATTTCCGGCTTTTAATTCTCTGATTATTTTAGTAGCCCAGTTATCCCGAACATCTCCCCAACCAAACAAAAAGATAGGCCTTACTATTATCCAATCACATAAGCTTTTTTCTATAATGTCATCAGCTAAACTTTTAATTTTGCCATAGAAGTTAATAGGATTTCTTTTTGATAGCTCAGAATAAGGTGGATTATCCCCATCATAAACGGCATTTGTTGAAATGGTTATTAGTTTACAATTCATCTTTTCACAGTACTCCATCAGGTTAATAGTTCCCTCAAGGTCTGAGCGAACAGCTTCTACTGAATTAGCTTCTACTGAATCTACATCACCATTTGCAGCACAATGAATAATTAGATCAGGCATGATTTTAAATAGCTGAGCAATAGGATTAGATAAGTCTAAACTTTGTCGGGTAGCCGCTATTATTTCATGCTCCGGCTCTAATGCCATACCTTCAAATTGTTTCTTAGGCTGAGTCTTTAGTAAGTACTTACCAAGTAAACCGGATGATCCTGTTATAACGCAACGCATTTAAAAAAGAACAGATTTACTTGACTCCATTTTAATATTATTATTTCTACAATACTGTATTATTTCCTCAATATTATGAAAATGGAACCGTTGTCTATATTCAAAAAACTCCTCTTTTTTATCCTGCCCTATAATCATGACATCATTCCAGTTTAGTAAATTACATAATATTCCTTTCTTCCCTTTCTGTCTTCCTAACTCCCAATTTAGTGGTCCTAAATAATAAGATAAATTGGTATGATGTATAGGGCCAAAAATACACGGCTGAAATCCTACATTTAATAATGATTCATAAGTTATTTTAGTCATAATCTTTTCCTTTAGTGCCATTGAAGATGCCAGTAACGGTATTGTTCCCCTAAAATATATCTTTGTAATTTGTTCTTTTCCGTGTACCTACCAATCCGGCCCTCTAACATAAAGTAATATTCCTGCATCGGCCCTCCCTCTTTAAATCCTTCGAAAGGTAAATCAAAATCAATATTCTTTAATCGGTCCCGCTCACAAAGGAATAATTGTTGACTCATATTCTGAGTATACCTATCTTGTTTTCCTCCACCATCAGAAGGGCTAACAATTAATACATTCTTATTACTTTGGAGTATTTGAATACCTTTTGTAACCCATGAGTTAGGTTGGCTTTTAATATGACAGTCAGCATCAGAGAGAACAATGTAATCTGCTGAGCTTGCCTCTAATGCTACTAAGTGATTAACGCAGTGATGTTTCCAGTAGTGAGGGCCGTTCCATCCGTGGGTGTATTCATCTGCTTCTTCGTTATAAGGGTTAATGCCATTTCTAAGTAGGATGTCAGGATAGTCTTCTTTTTTTATTTCATAATATCCCCCGGTAGGTCCTGGCACTCCAATATTTCCGGGATTTTCTACTCGTTGATAAATCAAAATATGTTCATTAAACATATACCCATGTGAATTAATATGAGCCGTGATATTATTTTGTAGTTTATCCTTATCCTTTTCACAACAATATATAGCAAAGTCGCATGTCATAATACCGTACATTTTTCATTATGTACTGAGGCTAATGACCTCCATCCTAATTCAGGATCAACAAAATAAAACTTTCCATTATGTTCCTCTACTCTATCAATCATTTCGGTTCCATCTTTACTATCATAAATTGCAATTGGAGGTTCATCAAAAGTATAAGTAACTATAAATTTCACCATATTACCTACATGGATTTTATTTCCATGTCTATCATCCAAGTCAATATATTTATTCATATTTATTTTTGCCTACTAGGGGCTTTAGAATTTCAGGTATATTTAGCGGAGTAGTTGTCCAGGTCCAATGAGGGTCATCTAAGTTAACAGGGTCATCAATATCATGTGAAACATGCAAAGGAACATTTAAACTATTTTCTAATCCATGCCATAACTCCGATTGCTGCTTTTTTCGTGCATGGTAGTTATCCCTGAAACAGTTAGTAACATCCCAAAGGAAGCCGTCAATATCCATATCCTCTAAAGCTTCATGATGTTCTGAAGTTGTATGACCTTGTTTTATTACAGACCCTTTCGGAAAAATCCTATGAACTAATTCAGGATACCATCTAACTCTCTGAAAGTTCTGCTCTATTTGGAGCCTCCAAACTGTTTGAGACTTATATCCCGACTCAATCAAATTCAGACAATTATTTATTAATTCATCATCATACACCTCGTCAGCTTCAAAATGCACTATCACATCACCTTTGCACTCTACATTCATTGCATGAAGCCGTGTAAGCGTTTCTCCTGCGTTATACCCCCACTTGGCCTGTATTACCCTATCAACTAAGTTAGAGCCTTGCAGCCACTCTAAAGTGCCGTCGTTAGATTCAGCGTCAACTACTACCATTTCATCAACGTAAGGCCGAACCGCAGCGATAGCTTCCCTGATAGGATAGCCAGCATGAAAGGCGTTATGAATAAATGAGAATCCGCTAATCACTTTTCTTTCCCCACTTTTCAGGATTTAGGCCTTTTACAAACTTTTGTAAAAAGGCTTTTACTGTCATGTGAAAGTAATCCTCTGCAAATTGAATCATATCCTCTCTGTCAAACATTTTCTCATCTGTATTTTTTCCAGTATCTGCCCATTGTTCCTGCATGTATTCTTTAGCTGTCATTTCTTAAAAAGCCCCCAAACTGCCTGTCTGAACAACTCCGGTTTATATTCTGTTAGCTTATTATAAATAATAGTATCTGATATCTGTTCCCGGGTACACTCCACACAATTCCAATACACGCCCATAATGTTTTCCTCAAAGTCCTCTCTGCTCAGAGCGTAATCATGCACTCCTATAATATCACCCTTATTCATGTGAGGAGCTAAGTAAGAAATCTCATCAGACTTAACCCCGTTATCACATAAAATCAAAGTCTGCCCTAATTCTAAAGCAGCCCTATACAAATGCATTGCACTTGGTTCCTGGTAATGGATATGCTCAAAATCAATATCATTCTTTGCAAATATTTCTATTCTTTCTTCACCAGCATGGATTTCATAGTCTACCGTAAGGATATAAGCCAAAGGGAATATCTGTCTAAGAAATAAAGCAAAGCCCCCCTGATAGGTACCAATCTCAATAATGGCTTTTATATCCTCAGCAGCGGCTAAATCCTGGAAGGGTTTCAGTATCCACTTATTCTGAGAAACTTCTAAGCCCTCAATGTTTTGGTGATTCATCTATTTCGAAAAATATTTCAAAAAAATCAGGTTTATCAATAGTCGACTGCTCATCAATAAATAAACTCATACAGCTATATTTACTTACTTCAAGAATACTTTCATGCATTCCTTCTCCATAATCTACTGTTAAGTCACAACAATCGGTAAATTCTGTTCCCGCAGGAATTATCCAGTCTTTTTTTAGTTTGATTTTTTTCATCTCTTTTATAATTTAATCTTTTTCCATCGTTTGTATTGCTTGTTTCCTACCCATTCATGCGTAGGAACTTTAGGTTTGTTAGCTATCGTTTTAATTTTCTTTTCAGTGACTTTTTTAACTGATTCTTTCACCTGTTCTCTGGTTACAGAAGTTTTACGATCATGTGTTTTTACTTTTGCCATAATTTAATTTTCTTTTGAGGTTACAAACTTCCTGCCCTATCTCAGGGAGCTCAGGTAATTCATGTAATTTGTCGAGTAATTCAATTGCTGCTTTTTTCATTTCTTTTTCTTGCTTTTGTCACAAGTTCTTTAGTTATTTTTTTAATTACTTTAGAGCTACGAAGGCTTTCTCTTTTCTTCCAAAGGTTTAATTTCTGATGACATAAATTAATTAAATATTCTAAAAGATAATTTTCTGGTTCTGAATTTTCATTATTAACCTTATGATCTATATGTTCCCATACATATTTACAAGCATGAAGGCATTCATGACCTATAACACCTTCATTAAAATATTCATCTTCTTTATCAAATACTAAATAGATGCATTTAAAATAAGTCCCTTTTATTAACCAACTTCCTTGAAAAGCTATTGCAACATATTTCTCTCCTAAATTGTAATCTGTCCATTTCAACTTTATGAATTTTTCTATTTCTTTTTGATCGTTTCCTTCAATTATACAAATCCTATTAGGGTACAAAGGAAGTTTTTCCATATAATAATTCATATCCTTTCTTTATTAAAGTTAGCATGATTTTTTAATACTTCCGGTAATGTGCGCCTGTCAAAGTCCTCCGTTTCAATCCATATTCCATTAGAAGCAGGATGCATTTGTTTAGTTTCACCTTTCTTATAATTTAGCCATTTATTTTGATACCAGTCTTTTGGAATTTCCCCTTTGTGACCATGACACGACATCTTGTATGCTGTAATCTCAGGGCTTTGTGCATAAGACATGTGATATACTTTACCTGAATGAATAATTCCATCCTCAGCATGAAATATTTTCCCTTCTTTCTTCTGAAACCGTATAGGATAAAATCCGTCTCTGTGGCATTCATTAAAGGAACGCCAAAAATGCCGCCATCGTTCTCCGCCAAGCCCTACGGTCTTACATGGATTCTCCCAAGCCTCTTTTAGCATTTGTGGCACCTCTGAGGATTCGTGAACCTCATCACCATCTACGGAAAAGATCATATCAAAGGCCCCTAAATATCTTAAAACCTGGTTTCTGTGATTCCCTTCTACTGTATTACCGGCAATAGTATTCCATATTAATTTATCCCCTAAAGTATCTTTTGCAATTTGGTATAGTTCATCCTTAGATTCAGGGTTACGAATATCGCCTACATGACCATAAGAGGGTGTTGAAGTGTAAACAATTAGAAACTGATCTATAAAAGGCTCTACCGCTGCAAGGGTAGCGTGTAAGTACTCACGGCCGTAGTGAAGAGGCATAAAGGCTAATACTTTCATATCTTCAATATTATGGGTGGGTAATACACCCGTTCATCCAAGTCTTTATAAATAGGGTTATTCATTTCATTTTCGTTTTCTTTTAAAATGATGACACGCCTCTCCTTTCGGAAATAAAATAACATTCAAGATTTCACAACAAGCATTAAAATAAATATAATTAGAATGTTCCTTATCGTGCTTGTACATCTTACGGCATCTCTTTGCTGATTCAAGATATTTTTTTATTTCTTTCTTAGATTTCATAAGTCGATTATGTTTTGTACCATGTGAGCGAAAGTGTAATTGTTGTGAATGTAACCAGACGAACCCCTCCCTTGAAAATTAATTCCCCGTTCGATTGGTAATTCTCTGGCATAATTAATATTAGTAATACAATTTGTAAGATTTTTAAATCCAACTCCGATATGAAAAGGAATAACTTTTTCTATTTCTGGAAATTCATGGACCATAACGCAAGCCCCGCATCCCATAGCCCTAAACAGTCGATCACTTGTATAACGAGATTCAGTAAAGCTTGACATACTTATAGCTATCTCACAACCCCGATAAATAGCGGCTTCTTTTTTCTGCCATAGATTCACCTCTTTCAAGGAGTCTTTAACATTACATTCCCCATCGGCTAACTCTTGCCATCCATTGCCATAAAGTTTAAAATCATCTCCATAGGCATTCTTTAAGCCAAGTATTAAATTCATTCTTACTTGATCATTAGGGAAATGCCGTGCCCTGTTAGCTAAAAAAACAATCTTTCCCGCTGAAGGCTCCACAAATCCATCAGGCGTAAATATCTTAGGGTCAATGCCTACCTGTAAAAACTCTGCCTTATATCCGGCCTTACGGACATTATTAATATCCCTGTCATTTGAAAAGCAAGTAACCGAAACATGAGGGGCCAAATCAAAAACATAATGTTCTGTTGATCTACGAATATCCCCGGACCAATGAACTACTTTAGTGCCTTTGTTTTTCCAGTGTTGTAGTACACTTTTAAGGTCTTGATTATAGCCTGTTCCCTGCACTTGTAAGAATAGTATATCGGGCCTCCATTGAAGGTTTTTTAGTTCTACTGTGACATTTTCGGGCCTGCATTCATGGTACATACTTGAAGCCTCCATGAACGCTTCCGCAATGCCTTCAACTCTATTGTAGCAACATATTCCAATATGTAGAATTTTAGGCTTTGTCATTTTTAATATTTATTTCTATTGTAGTAAGCCACGAAAGAAAGAAGAGTATTAGAAGTAATTTCCAATCATACCAGATTAAACAAAATGTTATTGTTATTATAAGCACAATAATCCAAATTATATATTTAGGCTTTGTCATTTTCTTTCTTTCTTTGTTCACTAATCTTATCAGGTGCCCACATGTTCACCCCAAACCACTTATCTCTTTTAGTCACCGCTATAGTATAAGATTCAAGACAATTTTTAAGATATTCGGCAAGCATAAAATCAGGAGTATCTGATTCATTTTCTTTACTATAACTGTTAAGTAATGATTCTAATTCTCTTTCAAATGTTTTCATATCGGTTTACGTTTAATTTGTGGATTTAATACGGTTTGTTCAACCCACTTCCAAGGCGTCTGGACTTGTTTAGGCCAACCTTCTGGGATATTATATTCTCTTGTCTCTATTTTATGCAGATGGATTGCCTGTACAGTCAATGAGGGATTAGTTAACCTGTACCCTCTTCTAATAATTTCATATGCTATTCGATTATCACATCCAGGAATACCAAGCGGAAACCTTCCATATATTGAGGTAATTGCGCCCTTGAATATCCAAACATCCTGACTATGTTTTGCCTTAGCCTGCTTATTTCTAACGTGCTTTTCCTCGAAAAGAACAGGCGTTTTACCGTCTAACTCCCACCGGGTTAAAGCATAACAATCTCGAATTCCAATTTCTTTTATATGTTCAAGCGTTTCATTAAAGTAAATATCTGCATTAGCTAAGATATTAATATCATTAGGGAATAGTTCCGTCTGCTCAAAGAAGTTTGTATACGTAGGACGTTCAGCAAAAAGCTTGATAGCATCAATGATAGGATTCTTTTCATTTTCTCTAAGGCAAAAGTTTAGCTCCCGTTGCCTTTGACGGTTGCCACATTGATAATGAGAAACAAAAAGATTAATCATTGATATTCAATTAATTAAATATTTTATCAGCTTCATGTTCTGTTATATTCCTAACATTTATGTGATAAATTAGTATTCCAAAAAGATAAATACAATAATGATAATCGTTACCATACGACCCGTCTTTTCGTGCCCATCCGTGTATTGAACGCTTATGAATTATCTTTTTTAGAATCATCGATTTCGGGTTAAACTTTTAGATTTATCAGCCCTGTAATGGTATAGTTCTTTTTCAATTACATACTGGTCATTCATACCGTATTTCTGGGCTATCTCAGCGGCCCAACGATGATCCTCGCTCTGGTTGATATCAGGGAATTGAACGCCTTGGGCTAACTCTCTTTTCCATACACATAAATGCCCAGGCAAATAACCCAAGAAAACTTTGTCCCCTTGTTTGATAGTTACATGAACACCTGAATACTCCCTACTGAAGCGATAGGGACGCGCTGGCTGGCCATTCTCTGTTTTCTTTAGTAAGAAGGTTATAACAGGTTTTTGTGTCTCCCTGATAGCTTTTAGAATTTCTTTGATATAGTCCGGCTCGATACCGTCATCGTCATCAACGAAACACAAGTAATCCCCGTCGGCAATAGACATTAACTTATTCCTTTTTTTGCCCACGGACATGCTTTTATTATCTCCGAGCCAAAGGATTTGAACCTCTTCGGTCTGAATAAGATAATCCAGTTCGTTAAGTAATTGGTTAAGCTCTAAACTACGAGACTTGACAGTACAAATAAGAATAGAAAGTATCACCTTTTTAGGGCCTTTGTATAAATTGGAATAAATAGGGTTTCTGCTCAATTACAGATATTTCATACTTATAAATTGCCAAAAAGAAATCTTCCTAATATCAAATAATTCTGGCTCTTTTGGCTTTGGATTTTTCTTTCTAAAATCTCCAAGTTCTTTTTTCATTACACTTAAATCATCCGCTATTAATATATTATGGGCGTTTAGTGCATTGTTCCGCTCTATGGATTCTACAAGGGCTTTCTCTTTCGTTAGAAAATCTGCTTGATAATAAGCATCGTGTATTATTCCAATTTTTCCTGCTGAGATTTCAGATTTAAAATCTCGTAATTCATTATAGTCTTCTAAATGTAATCTTACGTAGTTCATTAGTTTTATTTTTGGTTAATACTGTAAAGTAAGTATAAAAAGAACTAAAAAAAAAGCACCCCCGAAGCTGGAGGCACCTTTTAACCCTATTAACCAAATCCAAAAACTATAAAAAAATCAGTTGAAGACATTAGCGGGCACGTCACTTGTCTTGGGATTATCGAAATCCTTCCACGTTATGACTACTTTCCAAACGACTTCCGTTTCTAACCCGTTTTCTACGGAAGGAACGGCATCAATAGAAATGTCCTTATCTTCTATCATTAAAAGTGAATATTCACCTCCAACAACGAAAGCTACTTTATAATCATTACTTTTCATAAGTGGATTAAAGAATAACTCGTTGCCTTTTACTCCAGGAATATCAATTGATAAAACATGATCGGCATTGGTCCGCCTTTCGGACTCATTACCAAAGCCTGGAATCTTTACACCAGTGACCGCATATTCTCCCCTTACCTCTCCAAAAATATGGAGGTCGGCTGAATAATCGCCGTCGACCCAAACGGAGGTATTTGAGGGATCATTGAAAATCACCTGAAATATATCTTTGTGAATCAGACCAAGAGCCGTCACCCTTCCGGTCTCCGATATACAATCTGAAACGACAAAATCGGGAATTATCGGTTGACATCGTGCCATATCTCAATTTTTTAAATTAAGCATAACACTATGCCGCCTTGGTTATGTTATAACCTACTGTACCCGTAAAGTCGCCTAAGTCAGCGTAAGGCTCTCCAAATGCTGCTTGCGGTGGCGTCCATAAGTCAAAATATGTGAAAATTCTGCCCGTATACGAACCCTGTATCCCATTCGTGGTCGAACATTCATCATCATACTTAAATATGAAATCCCACATTAAAGCACTGCCAAATACTGCATCGGGAATTGTACTCTTTTTAGAGCTGTCAGGAGTCTCCAGCGCAAAGTCACTATTGCGATAGAAATTATACTGAAAGAACTGTGACAAGCCAGGATAAGAAACGATTACGTCGTCAATATCTCCAAGTGCGCTTAAAGTGTTCTGATCCTTGAAATGAATCAATCCAAAATTATTCGCTATCTCTCGAATATCAACGCCACTATCCCTTACATTTCCGACGGCCAGAAGGTTGTTATACTTCCGCATGTTTCCCAAACCAATAACACCTGGAACACCCACCATGAAATTATCTTCTTTATGGATTAAGATGTCATCAAATGTTGCGGGATCTACGGTTCCATCGGAAAGTAGCAACTGAAGCGAGGTATTTTGACCTACTCCAACACCACTGCCAGGATTACTCCCGATGGCGGTATTATAAGCTGCTAACAATTGACGGTCTGCATCTTCCCGACATATCCGTTGAGCGTCCCGAATTTCACGGGTTAATACAGCCTGTAATTCTAACGGTGTTCCTTCCCTGACTAATTCCTCATCAATTGAAAATTTATCATGCACAAACAATGCAGGATTTAGAGTTTGGATTTGCTCTCTGCGATGTGTTACTTTATTACAATTCGCAAGAGCATCACTCGTCACAAGATCACCGGTACCTTTTTGAGGGGTGAACCTAATTTCACACGGACGGTATTTCCCGTTTAATGCGGATTGTCCTTGCTGAATATTAATCGTGCTCCCATTGAAGGGAGAAAACAACCACTCAAGCGTCCCTATTAGCTTTTTGTAGTTTCCTGGGTCATTGACTGTTACAACGTCACCCATCATTTTTTGAACTGCCTGAAGTGCCTCAGTCAGCGATAAATTAACTGCCATGATTTTAGTGTATTAAAAATTAAGACCTTAGCCTATTTATGCCCGAAAGTCTCCTCTTGCTGTCTCCTATATTCGATATTCCGTTTATCTTTTTCGGTCTTATCGCCAGGAACAACAATCGCTGGAGTCTTTGGGGGTGGATCATCTTTTGTTTTTAGATGGCCACTAATTTTTGGCTCAAAATAATCGGTGAAGGTTACATACTTGTTTCCTTCCATGAGACGGGTGTCTTTTCCTTTATCATATAAAAGAATTTCTCCGTCTTCTATTTTAAGGTCTATTTTGGCGGCCGCCTTATTTAGCCTATCGGCGATGATTAGTTCTTTTACATCACCATTCTGTGCCCATGTATAATTGTTACTTAATGTATTGAAAGCAGCCCTGTTGATTTCTTTTTGAACTTGGGTTGTTTCAAAATCTTTGAGGGTATTTTCATACTCCTCCTCTTTAATCTTTGAGTTTTTCATTAACTCCGTAATTCTATCTTCTTTGTCTTGTAGCCTTTGTGTGATTTCTTCATCTGGAGCGTTTTTGATTTCAGTAGTTTCTAAGAACTTAATCAACTGATATAAGTAACCACTCTTAGCTTTCCCATCATCATCTTCTTCTGGAGCAGGAAATTTAACATCAAACTTTCTTCCAAGTTTAGATATAAACATATGTTCTCCTTTATCTAGAATGTTCTTTGTAATTAGGGGGGTAGCATCCGAAATTATCTTACCTTTAAAATCAGGATCATCCTTGATTACTCCAATAACGTTCTTATTCCTTATTGCAGCTTCTTCTGTCATTAAGGCATTGACTTGTGTTTCAATATCAGTAATATCTTCTTCTTTCCATTCTACTTCGTTAAGTTCAGAAGCGGCAAGCGCATCACTTAATGCCTGTGAGTGAATTGAGTGATTTAAAAAGGTTAATATTTTTTTGATCTCTTCCATTATCCGCAGCCCTCACATTCACCTTTTAACTCTTCAGGTACCATATAAGGCGACCCTTTTGGTATCTTAATAGATATGTTAGACCACCCTGACATATTTTTGTTTGCTTTTTGCCTCGTTAACGCTGTCTCTATTGCAGAGGCTGATTTATACAATCCCTGTCCGTTCCATATTACCCAAAACTTATGGCCTGTAGTTCCACCCATTCCTTTTGATCCTTCCGGTTTCTTACCTGGGAATATTTCCAGGGGCATTTCACTTTGTACTTCTGGAATATTTGCTACTGGGGTTATTTTTGAGGTTTCTTTTTGAACTGGGGGTTCTTCCTTAGCGATTAAAGCCTCCTGAAGTCCCTGTTCCTTTTCTAATTTAGCTTGTTCTCGTTTTTCTTTTGCAGCTTTCTTTTCGGCCGCCGTCATTTTTGCTTTCGCCATGTTATAACTTTTTGTTATACAAAAATAACTAATTATAACTTAAAACTATAATGGGTATGAATTACCGTTCATACCCATATATTACCACTCATGTAAATTACCTTATTTGGTAAGGGGGAAACCACTATTTTTAATAAAAAATAAAAAAGATAATGGAAACAGTATATTCACGAGAATACAATAGAATACCATCTAATCCTTTTGCTTATTGGAAAAAGAATGGTAAAGTAGACTGGAAAGCTTATCAAAAGGATTACAATGAAGAGCAAAAAAAATACCAGAAACCTCTAAAGTTTTTTATTGAAAATTATGGCGATGTTTCTTTAAAACTTGAAGCTTATTATAGAAAAATTTTTGATTACCGGGGGGAAACTGACAAAGAATTTATTCAAGTTATCCTTCAAGGAACAGAGGAAAATCTTAATAAAATTTACTTTGCAAAAGGACAGGAAAGTAAAAATACTTTGAAAGGATATTGGACAGGGTTTGGTTATATGGTAGAAATAAATCCGATGAGTATTTATGTCCGCAAAAAACCGCAAGGATTACTTTATGAATATAACCAAGATTACTGGCTGAACTGGTTTCAAAAGTTCTTTAAATAAACTAAGGCTTAAAAAATACTTTTGATTCAGCTCTATCACGTACACTTTTAGGAACGGCGGAAGTCTCAGCAGCTAAGTATTGATGGTTACAACGAAACCCCCCACGCAATATTAATATATTACTTTTATTAGTTCTCGGTATCTTACCGGCCCACTCCTCACTTGCGGTAATCTGAATCTCTTTAATATGAAACCATCGCCCTTCGGATACCCGTCTTTTACAGTACTCCCTTGACTGTTCTAAAATTGGCCCTTGATAGATATAAAACTCTAATCCTAAATCTCCGGCTACGCTTTGGTTATAATTGGCATTGAATTGCTGAATAGAATCAGTAGTGATCTGACCGCTATAACTCGCCAGCCTTCCCAGCTTTTCAGCGTTCCCAACAATCTCAGTTCTTAACGTAGCGGTCATATCCGCTAAACTCCCCCCGGTCGTGATATTCTGTTTTAAGATATTCTCAACAGGGAGAATAATATTCTCATCTAAACCAGAGGCAAGCAAGGAGTTACCGGTAGTTTCAACACTCATCTTTAACACCTCTTTAAACTGTGTTTTGTTAGGATTGAAGCCCTGGAAGCCTTTATAATATATGTCGTTTTGTTTTTTGACGCTGGTAAAGCTACCCAAGAAGATTTGTGTTGCTCTTTTATATTGGGGTGTCTTGATTGCTCTTTCGAGGTTACCCCTGAGCTTTCTAATGATTTTGAAGTTCTTAGTGTTAGGAATAACATTGCCAGCTTCGTCTAATTCGAGTTTCCTAATAACATTAAACACGGTAGACCACATCCGGCCCTGGGCTGCATTGGTTCTTTTTTGATAGTTCTCCAAGCTGCCATTAATAAGGTCTTTGGTTTTTTTGAATGTCTGAGCAACGGTCACGATTTTATATAAGTGAATCAGGCTTAAAATTGATGGTATCAACCTCTTCCATAAGATTAAAATGTTGTATCATTGGTGAATACCTGTTCACACTTTTGATTTCTATATGAATAAACCATGTGCCGTCCGCATCCTCAATTAATTGTAATTTATGTCTAGGGCTATTACTAAATCCTTGTATAGCATTATACTGAGGGCTTTGAAATGTTGTTTTTAAAAAACTCATAATCCGTATTGTGTTTCTACTATATCTAACATTGAATCTAAATTTGTAAGATTAAATCCTCCCCCTATCATCCAATAAGACAATTTTGCATTGATAAATAAATCAGCCGTTCCAATACTATTTCTACAACCTACATAAAATTCAACAACAGGAAGATTCAATGAGGTTTTAGGTGCCTCAGTATCTACAACAATACCATTTTCTAAGAAAGATATAGTTGTACTATCTGTCCTGCGAACTCCGTATCTTGTTACGTCAGCATACGCTGCTGGCGCACCTTCTCCAGTTGTCCATGTTCCTGCGTCATTATTATTAACAGTATATACTAAACCTGTATTTTGAAAAGTTTGAAGTGTTTGAGTAGCATCTCGCGCTCCAAATGGTATCTTTACAGTACCAGCGTCAAGGTTATCAAATACATAAAACTCTACATGCATATCATTCAAAGTAGCATTAGTTAGATCAGTAGAGGGTATTATTCCTAATTGCAAATATTGTGTTGTCCCATTAAATAGAAACCCTTCTCCTCCTGTATGTGTCGGCGCATTTACTGCAACGGCTAACTTTACCCCTCCCGCTGGGGCAATATTAGTTAAACCATTATCCTCATCCTCAAAAGCAAAATTAAAAAGGTAGTCTATCTGATCCCAGGTCCCATCAATCACAGAAGGATCAATGATTGCCGCTAATTTATCTGAGTCCTCTAAATCAGGATTAGGTAACAGATCAAGTGCTGCTTGTACTTCTGCGCTAACAGCAGAATCCTCTTCCTCTTCCTCTACCGCTGCCGCATTAATATTAAATATATCAGGGTTTCTATGAATAGTATCATAACCTAACTTAATGCCTAGTTGTGGTCTTCGCCTTGGTTGTTTTATTCTAATCCTATGCGCCATCGTCTTCAATTATAGGTGTTGCAATTAATTGCTGATCTGTAGGCCTTGCCTCCATTGCCATATCATCTATTATCTGCCTTTGCTCCTTCCTTGGAAGGTCAATAAATTCAGGATTGTCTTCAATAGCCTTATCCACTAATTCACCAATCTTTAAGCTCTTGAATATCTCCCAATCTTTAATAGTTAAACCTTGTAAACTTAAAAGATCATCTACTGACTTTCCGGGGAACGGCTGCAAGTCGATTATCAATAATTCTCTTACCTTTTTATCTTCATCATTTACAAACTGTTTTACTGCTATATCTCTTTCAAGGTGTTTAAGCATGCTGTCTGAAACATTAGCAGTAGAGGCCTCTTTTAGCATTGCCTGAAGCATATCCAAAGAAAGTACATTAAAATTCTTGGGGCTTACCACCTCGGGTAATAAATTTCTGATCGCTTCCTCATTTATTAGCCCTTCATCTGATCCACGAAGCAAGACCCCATAACGCCAGGCTGCCATGTAAAAGATAGTCTGAGGGATAATATCTACAAAAACATGATCGGCATACCTCTGCAAGAAACTATCCATGTCCTGCCTGTCAAGTACTTTAGCTACCCCGCTTTGATTCTCGCCTACCTTATTAAGGATGTCAAAATTAATCGAAGCTAATCCGTCTTCTTTTTCCTGCTTGATACGATCCTCAATAATTCCTACTATTTCCGTGGGTTTTGCGGGATAACCGAAGGGTGGTATTGGTAATGGAGCTTCAGGGTCTAAGCCATCACGGTTTATGAAAGTTTCATTATAAGGAGACCTCCCCTCTTTTCCTGTTCCTTTACATCTTATACATTCGGTAAAGTTATTTTGCAATTCACCTTGAAAATCAATCGGATTATTTACCAGCCCATTTCTACACCCATCGGCGGTACATTCATTCGCAAAACTCCACCGCTCCAGGTGCATGTGTGAATTATAGTTGCCATCTAAATCACTACTCAAAGTAACTACCCTATTCCAATGAGGCAGTACCCCACCAATGAAAGACTTAAACCAGTATGGACTTTTAACCCCTGAAACAATACCCCCCGTTCTAAAAACTGGGGGAACGCCTATGTTATGCGCCCATTGGAAAGCTACATTCCAGGTAACCTCTTTTGCGTCCTCGGTTTGGATAAGCCAGAAAATATGTGTCTTGCTAACAATAAAAATCTTCTCATCTACGAGAAAGAAATACCAGTTCTCATCCTTGAAAATTCTTAAACTCTTGCTATCATAAAAGATAGATTCAGGCTCTAACAATTCACCTTGCTCTATATTAAATTTAGTGGGCATCACTACTATGGCAGCGTTTGCATCACTTAGGTTTTTCTTGGTAAATGTCTCTCGTATGTAGGTCATCAAAGAACCATATTCAGGTATGCCTTCAGTGATGTAAGTTTTTAAATCTTCATCTTCATCAATTAAAGAGGTAGTAGGCTTATCCGGGAATATGATCTTAAAAAACCGTTCATTATAAATCCTGTTTAGGGTGTTAATAACTTTCTCACTCAACCCCTCGGTAACGGCCTGCCATATTGCTAACCGGTATTCCTGAATCTCAGGTCTCTCGCTGGGACGGTTAATCTTTAAAAGTTTTTCAGGTTTGAATCCTTCCACGTGAACACCCATTTCTTCAGCGTGTTCTACGGTATCATCATAGTATTTATGGGTTATTTTATCTTGACTTATCTCGGTTAAGAAATCATTAAATCCTTTAGAGATAATATCAAATTGCAGGTTCTCTACTTCTATGTCTATAAAGATGTCATGATTCTGGAAAGCTTCATGTTCAATATGTTTCATTTCTCATAACCCTAAATATTTAAATTTCAAATAGCCTTATTACTACTTGCTTTATTTGTTTGCTCTAACTCAATCACTCCCTGCACTAATGGGTAATCTTCCTCAAATGGTGTCGAATAATCACTGCTATCCGTTCTATTATGCTGTACCCAATTGCCATCTATAAATACTTCAAAGGTAGTATGAATAGTAGCGGCATTAAAAGCCTCGTGACTATCGCTATCAAACCACCCCGTTACAAATTCCCACACTTTAGTGAGTGTGCTGCGTACTACCTGGAAGCCGGCCCCTACCCTGTCAAAGCCTGTGGTATTAGTTACCGGCACTCCTTTGAGTCTTTTTAGTTTAATCCTTTGGATATTTTTAAAACTCGATAAGGTGACATAATTGTAATTTAGTATGTTCTTATCATTACGATATCGGATCCTTAATGTGTTAGTTGAGTCACTGATAAACTCCAATATTTCAGACACATATAAAACCGTAGGGGCTGAAGTATCTGTAATTAAGATACGATAACAACCATCTGTGATACCGATAGGGATAGTCTGTTCAGCAAAATAGAAACGGTAATCTGTCCCTGAAATTATGTCTTTTGTAGGCGTAAATACTCCAGGCCATGCTAATGCTCCTATCCCTGTCTTAGTGGGTGCATGATAAAGGTCAACACTCCAATTAGCAAAATTACCATTATCTTCCAAGGTGTCAAGATTGACATAATTAGCGAAGGATTCACCTGGAAAAAATAAACTGTTATATCGTATATCTATGCTCATCCTCCACAAGTATAAAATTGATGTATCTCAGCTACTAAAGCATTAAATCTTGCAATATAAAATGTAAATCCATCCGTTATTTTAAACCTTATTTCTGTTACACTATCAAGCCCGGTATCAAAACTAATACTAGCAAATGAAGCTGTGCTAACATCTCCCGGAGTGCTTAACGTATATTGATATATAGTTCTGTCTCCGGCGGCATTATCTAAAATAAACATAACAGATTCATCAGCATTAAAATCTACTCCCGCTGGATTTCCCGCTTCAGAAGATACATCTTTAGATTTAGAATCAAAAGCAAATGACCCGTCGAAAGTCCAGGGAGTAGTCATACCGTCATACTGATAAACGGTATCATTAGTCTCTCCTACCATATAAACTATAGTCCCATCATTATTAAATATCAATGATTGTGGGGTTGCGTCTTCTGTGCCAAACGTAGTGTGGGACGAATTTAATGATGCTGTGCTTACATCCCATGCGGTACTTAGATTATACTGAAATGCATCTCCTAAATCTCTATCTAACACAATCATTTTAGTTCCGTCACTACTAAAATCAATACTCCTTAGAGTGGTAACGCTTTCTCCTGCATTAGTATCAAAACTCTTTGAGGCATAAGAAGAAGTATCAACATCGTACGGAGTAGAAAGTGTATACTGATATATTACAGTATCATTAGAATAATATCCTTTCGTTCCACTATCTCCAATAAAAATAGCATTTAATCCGTCTCCCGTCTGAGCAAATGCATTAAATTTCTTGGACGCTGCAACGGGGCTATGAGTTAAAGTAAAGGCACAACTATTAACGGTGACAGTGTAATTTTTAGCTTCTAAAGAAGCCTTGGCGGCTACTCCGTCATTACCTCCGGCTATTTCATTTATTCCCTCATTTGTGCCATGTGCCTGAAGTACTCTTGCTACTGATCCCGAAGCGAAACTATCTATGTCTACAAGTATTTTATTTACTTGAGCTGTAGTCATTAAATTACTAAATAATTCTATAGTTGTCGCTGCATTTATTCCGCTTCCAAAAGTGACCGTATTTAATAAGTTATCATTTAAACCAATCCTGTCACTATTCCCAATACCTGAAATATCTATCGTAGTCAGTGAATTACCATTAAGAAACAAGGCCGTAGCCATATTTCCGCTTAATCCTATTACTGAAGTAAAGCCACAATTTGAAGCAGTAAGGCCTGTCACAACGGTTAATCCAGTTAAATCTAAAGTTGTCAATCCCGCATTAGTGCTAATACCAATTATATCAGGGGCCCCCGTTATTGGAAAAGTTATTGCGGAGAATGCACTGTCTTGTGATGCTAATGCGATAGTCCCTATTAATCCGGTAAGAGGGCTTAAATCTAAACTACCTGTTAATTTTTTCGCATTCCATGAAGTGGTATTCCCGTCAACTTTATGAAATTTTTCACTTGTTAGGCTAATAGATTTTGTAGTACCATCTAATTGGCCAGCATCAGCGGCAATAGTTAACGTCTTACCCGTAACTAAACTATCATCTGGTAATACCCAAACAAAATCGTCATCATTTAATGATGCGGCTACAATAGTTATAGAAAAAGCTCCGTCACCTCCTGAGCTATCATCCCATTTAGTTTGAATAATGATTGTCTCTCCAAATACCTCAACAGCCCCACAAAAATCCGGTACCCCTGAAGCCTGCAAACTAGCAACGCTTACGTTACCATCTGCCTGACTAACCTTTAAAAATTTAAGAAAATTGTTCTTAGTAATTAAATCAACACAAGCCATTAAACACTTAAATAAACATCTGATCTTTCGACGGTTTCAATCGTCGCTATTTCGGCCACGGGAGACCACTTAATATTCAAAACCCAACCGGTCTGAATGTTGCTTTCCTCATCAGTGTATGTAAGGTAACCCCAATTTTTTGAATTGCCCGCCAAAAAGTTTCCTTGCAATGCCTGGATAATAGTATCAAACTGAGCCGTGGTTAATGCAACTATAAAGGTATGTTTTGTAGGTTCAAATAACCGTAACCCATTAAACATATCAGAAACTAATATGTCTCCCACAGAGGTTCGCACTACTGAGGTATCCTTTAAATTACACGCAAAAGCATCCGCTATTTCAGCACTGAAACTTTTATTAACTTTTACGCTTCCATTACGGTATTTTTTAGTAGCTATATCGACTCCCAGTAAAGCGGAATTCAATATCAAGGCATGATTTACTAACATATAAACCGGAGCTATCCGGCCATTGTATGCGGTAGTACTGTCATCTACACCGGTAAATGAATCAAAGTTTTCATCATTTTCTGGTATGAAATTACCCCCACTGCGTACTACCTGGATAATAAATATATCTTCATCATATTTCCATGCTTTACTAAGGTCTAACCCTTGATCAAAAGTCGCTTGGATTAATTCACCTGAAGCAATGAAAGGAGACTTTTTAATATAATCACCCTTTACACTGGCTAATGGTAAGAAGTATTCTGATACCGTTGAGAAGTCATCTAAACTATTACTTAACCCATTCTCTTCGTTACTGAATTTGTTATAGCCTATCTCAACCTTATTAAATGTCAATTCCTCAAAAGTCTCTGCTTTGAACTTTGTAACATTTCCTAAATCTAATATTTCCCCATCGGCATAAAAGAACTCCATAAGCTCTACACGCAATCGAAAGTCCACACCTTCATAGGCATCCTCTACGGCCCAGCCTATATTGTGTATTGCCTGTAAGGATTCGAGCACGTCTTTTAAGCTCATCTCAGGAAAGGTAGTCTGTATTCTTAACCTTAATCCAGAGGTTAACATAGTAAGCCCCCCACATCCGTCTGCATCGGCTCCCGATTCTGTTACACCGTAGAAGTCAGACCAGAAAGCGGTATTAACGCCGGTAATGATTTGAACTATCCTTTCAAGTACATCGAACACGAGCCATTGAGTAGTTGAAAATGTTTTAGCCGCATCTTTTAAAGAAAAATCAATACTTGAATTATGAAACCAATCTGCATCAAACTCCGCTGTAATATTTCCCCCGTTACTATCTACTAATTTTTCTCTTAAATAGAAAACAAAATAATCGCCTATTTTTACATCAGTAATGGTAAGCTCATTTAGTGTCCTTGTTTGTAATGTAAAATCCTGGTTAGTAGGTGCGCTTGGACATTCATCGGTTATAGGGCTATCAGTTTCTCCCCAATTACTTAGTCCCCCAGTAGTCCTGTCAAAACTGGTCTGTAAGGCATCAGCACTATTATAGTGATCCAAGACAAAAGAATAAGACGGAATTATAGAAGGGGGTGAGGCATCACTACAAATACCCAACATTTTAATTTGGTATTTTATTGTAGCATTAAAAGTAATATCGCCTATCTGCTCTATTACTACATCTCCAGTAGTAGGTGCAGAAGAGGTAAATACTAATGTCTTAGGTAATATCGACGGCGTTGGTAATTCATTAATTTGTAAGCTCTCAAAGAAAGGTTTCCAGTATTTAGTAAATGTACTACCAGAAGATGAGGAAGGTGTATTAATATCATCCTTTACCGCTGAGTCTGCCGGATCCCGGTAGTTGGCATTCATAACTTTCTTTTTGCGGATGTTATTTGATACTACTGAATAAGAAGTTAATGCCCCTGATAATGTGCCCCCGTCCAGATCCTCTGTAGCATCTAAACGGACCTTTGTATCAAATCGATTAGTAAGCTTTTGTAAGAAAGTAGTATTTTCAAAATCAACCTCAAAGAAATCTATCGATATAACTCTATTTTCCATGACTGCATTACCCGTGAATACAGTTACCCACGGGTCAGCATCATCGTCTCGTTTGTCAATCTGTAAAGTAACAATTGCGTCAAGGCCGTCTATCTGGAAAGCTCTTTCTAATATGTCCCTACCGTCACCAATAAATCCCAGTAATAAAGTACCTGATGTAAACTGATAAATGAGACCATGAGTTTTAAAGTCTCTGTCTATCTCGCTCTCAAAGCTTTCAAACTTATCGGGTTGATCTACTTCAACCTGTCCTGCATCGTGGGTAAGAAAGAACCTATACGGCATTTAATAGAATTTTACTATATTTGTATTGATCATTTTGGATTTAAAGCACCTCGTGAACGCATCTGCATTCGAGGTGTCTTTTTTTATACACTATACCTCCGAGCTTTCTTAGTTAACCGACTATTCTCTTTTATTAAGTGTTGCGTAAACCCTCCCGAATCAATATCAATATGATTCTGAGGTTGTGACCTAATAGCGTCTGCAATAGCTTTAGTATCGTTACTAATGCTAATATTTGGGCTTACCTGAATAAAGTTACCGTCAATGATTCGTTTGGTAATATCCGCATTCAATTCCTTGTTCCGGATCATTTTTAGTAAAGGCATAAAGTCTCTTGTTTCTTTTGAGGTCATAACGCTTTCCCCTCTTGATAGCATAGCATGAATGCTATCGCTTGTCTCAGATCCGGCTCCCTTTAAATCTAATACGCCCCTTGAAAAGAGCTTAGGTATAGGTATTGCAGAGGCAACTATACTTGCAGTGTTTAAAGTTGCTAAGGCTTTCATTGCTGCTATCCCTGGTAAGTTTGCCGGAAACGGAAAAGCAGCGGCGGCTTTAGCTACGGACAAGTTACCCTGTATGATAGACTCAACCACGGCGAGGGCTTTACTTGCAAGAGCGTTTTTTCTAAGAAGGGCAAACCCAACATTAAACCGAGCTGTTATCTTTTCAATTCTTACTCTTTCTAATTGATCATCAACAGCTTGCTGTTGTTCTGCATCCGCTAATCTTTGAGCATTAGCGGCATTTACATTTGCTTGCCCAATTTCTGCTAACCGTTCACCATGTCGTTCTTCAATCTCTTCTAACTTCTCAGCTTTTATTTCTGCATCTTCAATTTCTTGATTTGAAGCTTTCGTGGTGGCTTCTGCTCTTTTCCTTGCAGCGTCATCTAACTCCTTAGTAGTTACTATTAAGTCGTCCAGTTTTCGCTCTGTTTCTGTAATAGCAGCATTAAAAAAATCAATATCTTCCTTTTTAAATGCTTTTTCTCTTTCTTCCCTAAATTCTTTTAATTGTGCTTTTAATGCTTCAATCAGCCCTATAGGTTCTGGGATTTCTGTAGTCATAGCACCAAAAGCCCCACCAATTCCGAGTATTGCCTCCTCAAATCCTGGTAATTCTTGATTTAGGCTTGCTATCTTTAATGCTAATTCTTCAATTTCTTCCTTATTACCACCCATTGCGATACGGGTCTCATCACTAACGTTAGTTAAAAATCTCAATGAGGTTGTAAAGAAATCAACCGCTCCCTTCGCAGAAGTTCCTATAAGACCTTCCCCCTCGTCAATTGTAAAAATGAATTCCTGCCATGCGCTGGCTGCTAAATCTAATGATCCTGATAAAGTATCCAACTGTTCAGCTGCTACCTTTGCGGCTGTTCCGGCAGCACTTTGCAGGGCGTCATCAAATTCTGCGGTCGTGCTTATATTCTTTGCTAAAATTGAAGCTGATACCGCGGCACGCTTACCAAACTCATCAGTCGAGGCTGTAAGCTTATTTGTTGAGTTAGCTAATTCAGTTAAAATTTCATCATAAGATTTTCCCGCTGACGCAGCCTCAATAAATATGTTTCTTAATGCAGTGGCACTGGTAGAAGTATCAATCCCCGAATCAGCAAGCTTTCCAAGTAAAGCCACCATACGGGTAAAAGGAATGCCTGCCGCCTCGGCGGCCCCGCCAACAATAGGCAAAGCAACATTTAACTTCTCAAAACTTAACGCACTCTTTTGGGTTGCAAGGGTTAATATGTCAATAATCTTCCCTGCGTCCTGGGTCTCAAACTCATCAAAGGTTCTGACCATTGCGCCTACTAATTCAGCGGTCTGGTCTAATTCAGCATTCAATGCTATTGACCCCTCGATTATTCCCCCCGTTAATGAAATGATCTCCTTTTGTGTAAATCCTAAACGAGCTAAGCTTACTTGTAACTTAGTAACTTCGCTGGCTGTTTTAGCTGTAGTGCCTCCAAATTCTCTTGCTGACTTCGTAAGTCCTTCTATTTGTTTTCGGGTCTTGCCGAGTACCCCAGCGAGTACTGCGTTATTCTTTTGAAACTCTACGACGGTTTTAGCTGCATTTCTTAAAACTGTAGCAAAAAGTATTATTCCTGTTGTAATCCCAAAGGCGGCCCCCAGGTTTTTCATAGAAGTTCCTAACCCTGCCATTCGGGTTGAAGTCCTGCCCACTGTAGTGTTTAATTTGGTAAATTTACTATTAAGCTCAGTAACTTTCTTTTGAGCTACTCCATTGGCAGTCTCAAGGGACCTTAGACGTTTTTCTATTGCCTGTAGTTTCTTTTCTCCCTCAACGAGGTATCTTATCCGAACGTCTGCCAATTAACCATACCTAAAAGATTTTATCTTGCCGAAGCCTTTTTATTGGAACTCTCATGAAGCATTTCTATGTAAAAATAGTAATTTTCTATTGAATAGTTTTTTAATTCAGCTACTAATAAAGGATTGTAGTCGCATAAAGCCCAAAATGTAGAGATAGTTTTTATTTGCCTGTTGTGGTGCTGCTGGACTTTGCCTTTTTCTTTAGTCCTTTTAGGAATTCGTTGTTTGCCTTTGTTAGTTTTGAAAAGGTGTTCATATCGTTTTTCGAGATATTGACCTGCGGTAAGTATTCTTTTATAGGTTTTCTGAAAAAAAAAGCAGACGCAGGCTCCTTTCTGAAAGCCTCAATTTTCTTATCCCCTATTGTGTAGTCATAGTCGTTTAGCTGTTCTTCTAAAGTAAAGAAAGCACAACTGAATAACCTGTAAAAAGTATCTGTATCCATGAACTGGGTAAGCCGGTGCTGTATCCCCATTGCTATAGCGGCCACGTTATTAAGCTCTCCTTTGTTAATAAATTCTATTTGGTTGTCCATTAGTTCACTTAATTCTTTAGAAGAGATCCGCATTTCAGCATCACGAATAAACTCTTCTATCTTCATATACCGGAGGGCAGGCATATCCAGGATAGATTTCATTTGATAGTAGTCCTGGCCGTCTATCGTAAACCCATATTCTACTAATGCTTTATAGTTAGGATGTAAAGCTGTTACGGGTTCTATTTCTACCGGTGTGCCTTCGCTATTAATTAGCCCGTTCTTATCAAGATGAATGATTGACTTCTTAGTAGGTACTCTGGTAATATAGAAAGGGCCTATTTTCATCTATAACGTGGGTTTTTTATTTTAAAACAATAAGCAACAAGTCTTAAACTATTAAAATAAAGGTATCTTTCGTATGCTCCCATACGCCCGTCTCTTGTTATGATTTTATCTTGATAGTTACAAGGAACCCATTCGTTTCGGCCGCTAATGGTCATTGAATATAGATATAACAAATAATTCCAAGAGTTTTTGATATATACAATGAACAATGATATTCTTTGTTAGTCTTAAAATAAGACTCGCTTACATCCATAAACTTCCAATGTCTTTTAAAAGGGATTTTCATTATTCTTGACAGCGTTCGAGTGCCCTATTCAAAAAATCTATTAATGTTTTAATTTCATGATGATCAAAGTTGACTTCCCCTTTTCTGTCTATCTTTAAAGTTATACAAAGGACTCCTCCATTATGAACAGACGCATATTCTTCAATTTGTTCAAAAGTAAGTTCAACAGGATTTTTTATTTTATGATCATGATTAAATTTTATATATTCTAATCTCATTTCTTTTACCCGGAAGGTCGTTTTGATTGAAGTTCTAATAATTCTTCATTTAAATGTTTATCTAAATATTTTCCTATCTCATCAACTAAAAAAGGGCTTATCCCTTCTAAATGATCTGCATTTATAGCTTCCGTATAAATCTCTCTTAATAACTCAAAGGGTCCTTTCATATTAATTCTTTAAATCTAAATCCCACCACCATTTCACCAGCCTTATTAAAATATATCATTACTGGCGAAGTAGGATTAAAATCATCCCTCCATACTAATATCCATTCATTAGCATAACCTTCCGATACTCTTCTCTTTTCCATATCAGTATGCTTTAAACTTTCGTATTATATCAGGGAACTCAGCATCACAAATATATCTCCACGTATCAAGAAAATCATTCTTCTGTTTGTTCCTGTTCTTAATCAAGACACCATATTCATCTACCTGAGCAATACCGCAATCTCTAATGAGTTCTTCGTTTTTAGGGTCAATAAACATCCCAATCCGTGGATGATTGAGTACTAAGTTACAAAGATTTCGTGATTCTATTAAATCTAAGTTTTTGCCTCTCTTTAATATACGACTTCTGTCATTACGGGGAATCTTAAGCCTTTGGATTATTACCTCCCAATAGCTCCGTTTACCCCTTACCATTCCCGTGCGCGCGCCCCCTGAAGCATCACCGGTAACTATGTATTGTTGTTCACCATACTTAGAAAGAATAGCATCACAGACCTGTTCAATATCGCTATTACCTAAACGAATCTTGTCAATAATGTTGATAGTATTAGAATCCCTTTGATAAATACTAACAGCAAAAGGGTCAATATTAAAGTCAAAAGAGAGTCTAATAGAAAGGGTTTCATTTATTGGGCATTCTTTTACATGTTTCTTAGCGTCCCATTGATGCAAAAAGGGCATAGAATTTATGTCTACATATTCAGCCATGCACTCCTGCTCAAAAGCAAAGGTATCAAGTTCTTCTTTTTGTATCTCTACCTCTTCCCTTTCGATGTAAGGGTTGTCATACATGGTATAATGGAAAAACGCCCACCTTTCTGAGTTTCTGTGTTTAGCCTCGATTAAGTAGAATCCATTTGAATACCCTTTAGGCCTTGACATTATCCACGCATCCCCCTGATAGTCTGCAAGTGTAGGCATTATGGTCTCTTCCCATGCTATGTAGAGCTTTCCGGCTTTAGCTGCTTCATCTATTATAGCCCTGTGATACTTACGCCCCTGGCCGGACATAGGCTCGTCCATAGACCAAAAGTCTATTATACCCCCACCCCATAGCCTTAGCTGTTTAAGTTGTTCATTACACTTTTCTGTTACTTCACGGTAAGTGTATTTTAAGTCTATCCATACATCAGATGAATCCTTTGAGGTGGGATACCAGATCCCTACCCTTTTACCTTCAAGGGCTATGCTTGCTAGTTCTTCTATTAGTGTGGTTTTACCGAAACGTCTACCACAACGTAAATGGTTAAATCGTTTTGCTTTCTCGAATATCTCAGATTGTGCGGGATGTAATTCTTTGAGGGCTACTATTAATTCGTCTGTCATTAAACAGTAACAGTTTCAGCATAAGGTGGGAACGTTCCTAATCTATTAAAATCAGAAAGTGCCCAATATTCCTTTACCCATTGTTTGTATTCCCATGGATTGACAACCCATTGCCCGTAAAGGTATTCTGTTATCTTAGCTTCACCTTTCCGAAAGAATATCTTATATCGAGGCTTATTTACAGTCATCTCTAAACCTACATTACAATTAAATACCTGAAATGCAGGAATACTTTTACAGTGTCCCATCAAACAGCGTTCCTAAGTACATTAAAACTAATATGCAGAATATGAGAATCATTTCTTATGATCTCCATAGAAAGGACTCCCAAAAGCCCAAGAGTCTCTTATCTGATACTTATTGCATCGTTGACATTCTCTGTTATGAAAGGACTCAATCCATCTATGTCCTATTATCTTACAAATAAATCTTTTCATCATTTCTTTACCTTTTCTCTTATTACTCTAATAACCATTTCACCGCTGTGTTGGTTGGTAGTATTCTGGTGTTTAGGTTTGAAGTAGTTCAGTACCTTACAGGCTAACTCAACACCTAATACTTTGTTTTTAGTTTCTCCGCTATCCATTAGGTCTTTAATAGTTGTCTGAATACCTTCAGCTAAGCCCTCTTCAATATACTTACCTAAGGCCTCCCATTGGGTAGTTTTCTTATTAATAGAACCCTTTTGTCTGCCTCCTGTTTTCTCTTTTCCTTTTTCCCACTTACTCACTCTAATAAATGTCTTTTATAGACTAAAGTTAGTTATTTCTGTTTAAATGCGTTTGCAGCTACTTTTACTTCAGTATCATCCCAAAAGTTAATCCAATGTTTTAACCTTGCTTTATTAAGTTCTTCTCTATCAATTTGTTTAGCTGCTCCTTGTAATACCTTATCAATATCAGCTCTTGAGCATTCCTCCCAGGCCATAGGTTTTGTAAAATCTATCTTATCTAATAATTGTTGATTAATTGGAGATAGTTTCCCTTCTTTCTTAGGTAAGAAGCCCAATAGCGGGCTTAGTAGTAATGCTATAAATTCAAATCGTTTCATGATTGTTCAAATTGCTGAAAGTTATATCCTGATTTATCATCATACATAGGAACATTTAAAAGTTCCCCTAATATTGCTTCATGTATGTCGTGGGCCTTTCCGTCTGAACAGCACCCACATCCCTCTGATCTCATATAATTAGCCACAGCCTCTCTAATCTTCTTTACCTCTTTGGTAGTCTTGTATTTCATTTTTTTATAGGGTTAGGTCCACTCCAAAGGACATGACATACTGTTGCTTCACCAAATAGACATGCATCATAATATAATACACAGTCCGGTTCTATGTGTTCTGGAGGGCTTAATGAATAGTAATTTCCTCTATCTGTAATAATTTTGTAATGTGCTGTCCTTTCACATTCAGGTTGAGGGTCTTCTGTAGAGCAACGACTAAGTAAAAAAAATCCAATAAAAGTAAGATTTAATACAAATGATATAATAAATGTAGTTTTCATTTGTTCATAAGGTTATTCATATGAGGGATGTTTTTTATCATTATAATTAGAAATCCATACCAAAACCATTAAAGATACAGTAAATGAGATTCCTGTTATTATTAAATATCCCATAATTGAAAAAACGAAACAGCTAACAAACCAATAAATCATTATTGGTACTCCTAAATTTTTACATATCCAGTTTTTCATTTGTTCATAAGGTTAGAGATTATATAATTCAGTCCGGCTAATGAAATAACCCATATTATCCATGTTCCTACTAAGATATACCAATTCTCATTAATGCTATGTACGTTTAAAAACACTAAATATCCTAATGTTCCCCAGGTTGAGGCCATACAGGGTGCGCATACATAAATCATTTTATGCCATTCGGGACCATTAAAATGGTAATTCTCAGTGCCGTCAAAGGGGCTGGGGCCATAGTCATTACTATACCATCGTTTTACTAAAAAATGAAATAACATTCCAGGCTTAAGCAGTGCCCGTATTCCAAAAATAAACAGTGAGTTTAATATAAATTCTATCATGATTGTTCTTTTAGGCATTGTTCAAGAATATCGTTAATGGCATCTGTATAACCCTGAACATAATTATCTGAATACGCTAATCTGTCAATTTTTTTGATTCTTTGATTTCTTATAATCTTCTCTACCTCTGAGAGAGGAATGTATTCGCCATCATCAGCATTTCCGGTAACATAAAAAATATTATCAGTATGTTCGGAATATTGTCTTGTTAGTTCTACTGTCTTCATGGGTTCTGTTTTAGGAATTGTTTAACTTCTTTTTTAATCCAATTTTTAAATTCATTTGTATGATGAATTTTACTCCCGTTTTTTTTGCAGCACTCAGCATCCTGCCATAAGATAAAATCTTCTATAATATTCTCTATCTCTGAGGCAAGAATGTATGGGCCTGACAAATCTTTAGAATAAGCTTCATCGTCGAGTTTTCCATCTTTATAGACATTGTAATTCTGAATATCTTTTTCAAATCTTACTGTCTTCATGGGTTAGGGGGTTTCTATAGTTAATACTTCTTCTTCAAACTTCTCCCATTGTTCATTTAATGAGGTGTAATCTAACTCTCCACTTTTTTCAAACAACCATTCTAAGAAATCTCTATAAGTTTCAATTATTACAAACTGTTGAGATATTTTCTCTTTATCCTGTGGATCACTAATAAGATCAGCTTTCATTCTCTAAGGGTTTAAAGGGTTAATAAAATAATAGCTTGCTCATGTTCTTTTATTTCTTGGTTACATTCACTAATTATCCTTTCACTAAAATTAACAGGATCATTCCAAATCCTTAGTTCAATTTTTAATTCATGGATTTTGTTTTCTAACGTCTTTATTACACTTTTCATATCCTTACACGTTTTTACATAGTTAGTGCCGTGGCGGTACCTTGTAATTGATTTTAAGCTATGTTTCAACTCGTTATACGTTCTTTCTGATTGCTGGCTGCTGTGCTAGTTTGATTTCTTATTTTACATTCTTCACATCGTTGGTCTAAATTACCACTCCACCATTGAAAAAGCTTCTTACATTCAATACAGTTTATCCAAAATATTCCCATAACCTTTTATTTAGTTTCAGTGTATTCAACATCCTCGGTTCCGTTATCATAGTATCTTTTCCGTGCTGGTTGTGGGTGGCTCTGGCTCTTCATTAATTTTATCCTTTCCTGAAAATCTTTTATGTCATTTTCAATGCACCAGTTTGGATCCGCTTTCTTTTTCTTTGCAATTCTTTCCAATGAAGCTTGTTTATTTTGTTCTTGCCGTTCTGCAAATCCTGGTGGATCATCTGGCTGTAATCCGGTTACTTGCTTAGAAATTCCGTAAGCATAGAACCATTTATTTATCAACGCAGCATTTAATCCGCGGAAGTATCCGTTAGCTACTTCTGTTCTTATTCCCTGCTCAATAAGGTCCTGCTTTTTTAGGTCTGGTATCTTTGGAAACTTTGTACACTCAATTACTAAGTCATCAATCAATTGAGTCACAGCAGTCAGGCCCCCACGTTCTTGTAGTTCCTTTGCCTGATCATAACCGGCAATTGACCACATCCTTTGAATAATTTCTTTAAGGAAGTCTTTCATATTGTTTCAATCATATACCCGTTTTCTTTTGCTTCTATTAAATTTTTCTCCTTACCTGTTTCTACATCCATTAAAGCAAGCATGTGAATAATCTTGTCAGCATGAGATGCTTTGTCATACTCGATAACCACTTGGTTTTCATCCTCAATATATTTTCCTTTCTGATAATTCCAGATTATGTATTTCATATCTCTTCCTTATCAACAATCTCCTGAAGGTCTTTGATTAGTTCATCTAAGAATTTATATTCATCGTTAGGCTCATCGAAATAACTCATTTTTATTGCTATCCTTTCAATCAGCTTTTGTAGTTCTTCTTTCATAATATTAAAATCTGTTCAAATTCTTTTATAGTAGGATGGAGAGGGTTGAAGTGAAGAAATCCTAACTGATTAACTTTCATAAACATATCAATTGCTCTCTTCGTAATATCTTTTTGTTTTTTACTTTCCCACTCTCCAATAAACAAGGGTTGCCAGTTCTCATACTCAAAATGACTTTGAACGAACGGCCTTACAAAATCCTCTTTAGTTACTTGACGGGAAAGAAGAAGATTGTAGGAATGAACGGCCTCAGCATATCCATCAAAATCCCTAAAAGGTTCTTCGCCACACTCCCACGCTTTCCTCTCAAATTCAGAGAGTGATATTATTGAATAGCCTTTAGTTTCTGTTTTCATAGGTTCTTCTGTTTTGAAGAATACATATTTGGAAATAATCGTTTAGCTACCTTTCTATATTCTTTTGCGATCCAAGGACTTTCATGATGTAATCCATCGCCCATCATGTCACCAAGTTTAATTAGTTGTCTTTGTAATGTTTTTCGTTGATCTGTTTCTTCAATTGCTGCATGGAGCTTTCTTAATTCTTGCTGAAGATATGCCTCGGATGCTGTTTCCGCTTGAAACCATAGCCCCTCATCTTCGGCTTGTTTGTTTATTAGTTCTATTACTGCTTCTTTCATTTTCTAATTTAATTAATTCATTATCTACTTTTAGCAAAACATTTTTCATGAAAGGAAATTATTATTATTCTTCCGTCATATCTAAATTGATGATTAGTATATATTTCTCCTTTTGCTATTCTACCTGCACAAGTATAACATTGCCTAACTCTTGCACTCTCTTTTTCAGAAGAAGCTCTAACATTATCAAATAATATATTCATATTTTATCCCAATCTATTTCTTTACCGTTGTTCAAAAAATCCGGCCGCTTGTTTTTTAAATTAACATAATGGCTTTTGAAGTCCTTAACGGTTTTACGAATTTCACCTTGCTCAAAAAGATAGTCGCAGAATTTATCTAACTCCTTTGCTAATTCTTCACCTGGAATATTATATTTTAAAACCATAGCAGTAACCCACTCATCATCTTTTCTAATTTCATAGGTTATATCATAGTTCTTAATTCCATACCCTGTGAGAGGGGTGCTTTTACTCTCACTCTCATTATCTGTATCATTATCATTTACTGTAACTATCTCATTAACTGTTACTATTACTGCTTCGTTTGCTTCGGTTTGCTTCACACTTGAAGCACTTGCTTCGTTTGCTTGTTTGCTTCTAACTTGTCCACTTTTGATTCCTCCTGCTTTACCGGCTTCCTTCCGTTTCTGTTTGATGGACTCAAATTTTATGAGGTCTCTTTTTAATTGCCGCTTGATAGGTTCGAATACAAGGTCAACCATTTTGTCAGTTACATTAGGATTTTCGTCGTTAACATATTCCAGAATAGTCATAAATAAATCAGCACATTTATTCTTTGGTAATTTTCTAACAGTATGAATGATGTCAGCATATAAAACAAAACCTTTTTTTCCTTCAGCCATTACTTTAATTTTTTCACAATGGCTTTCCTTTTAAGTAACCAAGGTTTAATTTCTTGTAAAGTTTTTCCTTTCATCCATTGAGCAATGGGAGCGACCTCTATAATTAAATCTCCCTTGCAAGTAATAGCAAAAGTTGCATAGGATAGACTTATGTAAAATGATTTTATCATTCTCTTATTAACTTTTTTAGAATTTGCTCTGGTGAAAATCCTTCATCCTCAAGTATTCTATAATTCCTATATGTCATAGGAGCAGCCGCTTCTAACACCCGATTAAGGCATCTAACTTCTTCTCTTAATCTTTTTATGTTTTTCATTATTTTGCTATATCCATAATAAAAAAAAAGGCCTTGCCTTTGGGATATGCGCCCGCAGGTAAAGCCTAATATTTTGTCATGTCACATAGCCGTTTCGCATACTCGGCCTATCTACTACTAAGATACACACTTTGGGTCATTTATTTAGTTTCGTCCTTTAAAAAATTCTTGTTGTGCCATAAGTTTTTCGTGCAGATGATTCTGTGGATTTATTTTCTGATAACAATCATTACAAACAATATCATTATCTGCATTATTTGCCATTTCTATCCCAAAATTTTCCTCACATTCTTTCATAGCCTCTTCATCGCTCCATCCTTTTTCAAATATATTAAAACACATAGCACATTTATATTCGTTCTTTTCCATAATTTATAAGGGTCATTTATTTAAAATCAAATTCACTTTTATTTAGATGACGCCGGCTGACTTTTTTGTAAACATCCCAAGCGTGTTCCTCCCTTTGTTTAGGAGTTAGGCTTAACCATAACTTTAACATCAGAGGATTTGTTTCACAGCCGGCAGGACGCCACCGTTCATCTATTGGAATGTCCCCAAAGGGTTCAAATAGACGATGTTCAGCGGCAGGGGTTGAGTGCTTAATTGAGTTTGCAAAATCCTCAAATTCTGTTCTGCTTCTGTTTCTGTGTGTCATAAGTTTTGATTTGGAAATAATTCAATACCTATTCCATCATGTATATCTTGATTGAATGTTAGATTTTTTGTACGACTAATGCATGATCTATGTATATCAGTAAATAAATCAGCAATCTCAAATGTAGTATATCCCCACGTAGTTAATCTACGCATTATTCTATGTCTGACATAGGTATACTTCAATTGGCTTGCACTTCCTTTTAGTTGTTTTCCTTTTTTCATAAGAGGTTTATTTGTTTTCTCATATTTTCAACTGTTTAGATATGTTTCCATAATCTACCAAGCTTAATTCCACCAACACAACTTCTCGAAATCCCATACATCTGGGCTATTTTATGTTGTGATAATTTACCTCGTTTTAATAAAACCTTAATACATAAGGCCTCGTAATCTCTGAGTTTTGACATACCATTCTTTTCACCGGTATTATTAATTAATCCAATCTTAAATCCGTGTTGATTATTTAGCATAATATTGGTCCACTCTAAATTAATTAGATTATTGTTTAATTTATTGCCATCCCTATGATTAATATGGGGCAACTTATTTTCATTAAGAATAAAGGTAAAAGCTAAAAGACGGTGAACTCTTTGTGGTGAAGACTTTCCCTTTCTATTAATACTCACCATCTTATACCCAGCACAATTAATATAAATAGACTTTAATCTTTTTGATTTTTTGTGACGGATTTTACTGTCTTTAGTAATTTCGTATTCAGGAAAACCAGGGATATTAAACCACATATTCATTTTGTTGATACTCATACAAAGATACAATAGTATTGTCAATGTGTATCAGAACTTCCGGCCTTTCTTTAAATAAAGTTTGTTGACATAAATGATTGTAAAGTCTTTTACAGGCTGCGTTAAAATAATCAATATCTATCTCGTAAGCTGTTAATGAAAATCCCATATCAGCACACGCTATCCCAATTGAAAGACTACCAAAGTGAGTGTCAAGGATAGTGTTGCCCTCTTTGGCGTAGTTCTTTAAAAGCCATTTGTATAGGGCTACAGGTTTTTGATGAGGATGTACTTTGTTGCATTTTCCAGTCTCCGGTCCTTTTCTTGCTCCATCCCATTCATGTACTACTATTCTTGCCGGCGAACTAAAAGAATGCCAAGCTAATTCACATTCACTCATAAAAGTCTTTTCAACGTTTCGTTTTTTATCCCAAATAATCCAATGATTATCTTCTGGTAAATTGTGAGTATAATAATTAGCACCCCAAATAATTTGATTTTTTGATACTCGTTTTAATTGATTAAAATATTCTCGATCGGGAACGGTCTTATTTTGATATGAATGTAATTTGCCTTTTAGATAAAATCGATCGGATCTTGATTTGCTCCAATTATCTCCTATCCCATAAGGTGGATCCACAATTGCTAAATCAAACTGGTTCTCTTCCATGCCTTCAAGAGCCTCCATGCAGTCGCCATGAATCAACTCTATCGTGCAATGGTCGTTTGAAAACTTCATCGTTTCATTTCAGGTATAGGTTAGTGTTATCAATGGCTTTACTTAAATGGTCTTTATACCATTCAATTTCTTTCTGTGTTTCTTTATCATCCCACAACTTAGCACTCACACCACATAATAATACATTCAATGACATCATAATAATTTTCTGGTTTTCTAATATGATTGTTTCAGGTTTCATAGTTTTACTTTTATGGTTATTTCAAGTTTAAATCCTTCACATTTTATGAAGTCATCACCAAATTCTATCCACTTAAACCCCTCACCATGCAAGCATTTACTTAGGGCCGTTTGAAGCTTTGACATTATCTTAACCTCTTGGATTAGTGTCTGTTTAGGTTCGTTCAGGGTACTCATAAATGTTGCCGGTTACTTCGATATATTCAGTGCCCTCTGAAAATATGTTTTGAGGCCAATCAAAATGAGGAAAGAAAAAGTCTTTGCAATTCCATCCATACCCAATCCATCCAACTGTACCTTTAAAAGTTCTATTCTTATGAGGGTGTTTAATTTCTATTATATCAAATTCATAAATCTCTACTCCGTTCTTGTCTTTGAGGCCAGTGTATTGCATTGGATGATAATATTCAGGATTACATAATATATCACCAACCCAACAAGGTGTATGGCCTTCCTGATAATACATGTGATCGTTATAAAATGCTCTGAATTTTATTTCTCTCATATCACTTCAGCAATGCCTTGCCTGTTTATATACCAAATTTGGGAATGATTTTTATGTTTTTTTAGGTATTTGCAACCCATTTTTTGCCTTTTCAATTCATGTTCTACAACCTGCGGAGTTCCCTCTAAGAACCCATGAATCAAATGTATCCGGCTCTCTTCCTGATTCATCTCAGTGAGTTTCTTGGCTTTAGCTATTTTTTCTGATCGGGTCATGTCCATTGTTCTGCCATTGCTTTTGCTATTCCTGGAAATGTTTTACTTCTTAATTTTGAGCGTTCTTTAGAAGGACCCATTTTCCAAATCCTTTGTTCTCTGCCTTCTACAATATTTGTCGGTTTTAATTTTGGTAATCCTTTAAGCCACAAACAGCTTGCTTTAGTTTCTCCATGACCGAATTGCCAGGGCTGTATAATCTGATCCGGTTTTTTATAAACGGTTGACATGATCCCTATAGGGTTTTCTATTGCTATTTTAGCACAATGATAATTAACAAACATCATAAAAAAATCTATAGCTTCTTGCTGTCTGCCATCTTTCCTTTTTTCTTCAAACCATCTAGCTCCACTTACACTAAGATGGGTACACGGAGGAAAGGCAATTATTAAATCTACTTTTTCAACTCTATAAAGAACTGAAGTAATATCATATTTTAAATGCCATTCAGGGTGACCGCCGGCCGCTGGTAATAAATCACAGCTATAAGCCCCGTGGCCTTTTTCTCTAAAAGCTTTGCAGACTTCCTGGCTTTCCTCACATGCAATTAATACGTTCATGTTTGATAATTAGCGTTTCTTTTAATTGTATCTGTTAGAATAACGTTCTTCCATTTCTTCAATGTCTGAGTTAGTAAGCTCTCCAGGTTTTGGAATTTTAATTTTCTCATTATGAAAAACAAACTGAACAATTCTATCAATATATTCTGTAAATTCTTTTGTGTTCATGTCCCTGGTTGAGATAGCAACGTCTTTAGAGGTCTTTCCTACTGTGATTGATTTAGTGCCCGCTAAGGTCTTAAAATACTCATGTAGCTCCTCAACCTCATAACCTTTTTCTAACGCAATAGAGGGTAGAATATAACCCCAATACATACGGTTTTGTTGGATACTCCTAACTTGTCGAACCTTAGTAAGTTTTATAACCCACTTACCAGGCTTCAACTCATAATTACCTAATCCTAATTCATAAAGAAGCGGAGCTAAATAAGTTTCTTTTTCTATGGTTACATTCTTAATCATTTAATGCGCCACAATCGAAAGCCTTTACCTTCTTTTCTTGTAGCAATTTTAAAGGGTGGATTTCTGTGACCATACCAGTATGCTGAATTTCTAGTGCTATTCATTGACTCTTTTTCAACATAACAACTGTCACCAATCTCCATTTTCCTCCAAGGATATTTTGAGCCTGCTTCCATTGGAATATCTTTATCTATTTTCATAATGTTTTATTTTTGGTTTCTTAATTCAAATTCATTTTCTTTCTTGCCAATCTTCTTTTCCTATTTGATTATCTACCGCTTCACTTACTTGGGTTTGTGTTACCGCCGGTTGTTCCAATCCTATAATCTTCCTGTTCGTTTGAAGAAAATCAATAGTATGTGCCGCTTCATTGAAAGTGAATTTATGCAGGTTGTTTTCAATATCTTGGTATTGAGTAGGAGAAATATTAGAAGTACTTAAAAGACTTTCTATTAAAGACATCTGACCTTGTGTTGCTGGGTCATTCTCAGGCATCTTTAAAAGCGGGGCATACTGATCTTCAAAATTTCTATTAAGATCACGTCCAAACATTTTTCCTAATGACCTTGCAGCATTTTTTAAACATTCCGCTTTAAGATGTGGAAAGTCCTTAACTAAAGTGTTATGAATCTTTTTATCTACTTCTGTAATTCCTGAACCTTTTTGCATCTGAATAGGTGTTGACCCTGCACCGGTTCTCCAAATCCAATCTTTTAATACTGGATGATAAACCCCAAGTTCAAGCGTTCCTATTATTTCATTTATTACGATTGAATGACTAAAATTACGTGTCTGCCAGAGACCAAAAAACATTTCATCTAAAGTCATTTCCACAAATGAAATAGGTAAGTACTTAGCTTTGTTTGCATAGGGATTTTCTTTAATCTCATTACTCTTAGGATTTACATTAAGCCTCTTTTGAAATCCTTGCAAATCTTGCCGTCCAGCTTTTATAAGTTGGTTAGTTTCCATCTTCGTATTCTTTTAAGGTTATTTCTTTAGTTCCTAAGTAACCACGGCAATGTTCGCAGGAAAAACGTTCTACTATTTCCCCACATGCCATGCAAATAGTTACCATTTCCTCTTCTATCATTACATAGCGTGCAAATCTTTTCTTGCCATGTTCAACCATTTCGGTTTTAATGTTGTAACCATCAGCCTTGAGTCTGAAAATTACATCAGCAAGCCGGAAGCACCCGAACCTTTCAAGCGCAAACAATGGTGAAATTCCTTTACCCTCCTGGAGGTGTTTAAGGATTGCTTTTTTCTGTGTCATTTTAAAACTGGATAAACTCTTATTCCATTTTCTGTAAAAGTCCGCCATTCTCTAATTTTCCCCTTCTTTACGAAAACTGTTTTAAACCTTTTTACCCTTGTGGTAACCCTGAAAGGATAATTTGAAAGCACCCATTCAGAAACTGATTTATTCCAGTACTTAAGTAAAAATGTTAGTATCTTTTTCATGATTCTTCTCTTGTAGTTAGCATATTGTCAGCAATTAGATAAGCGTCTTGAGTTAGTTTTTTTATTGACTCCATAATAAAATCTGGATGTGATAACTTTCCCTGCATTGCTTTACCGGCAAAGTAGTCCCTCAAGTCCATGCCTATATTTCCGTCTTCAAATTTTTCTCCTACTGAAGCTACTCCAGCGCAAGGAAATGCTTGTATTTTTTCCATAGTTTCTAAGGGTTAAATCTTTTTAATATTTTACCGGTGATCCAATCAAAGAAAGCACAGGTATAAATGATTCCTATTATGATTATTATTTCGATATAGTCAATTATCGTCTTCATCTTCCCACTCTTCCCATGTTAATATTTTTACCTTTGATAATTTCCGTAGTCCCCAAGAGGCAAGTAAACAAAGGCCAATGACAATTAGTGTCGTTTTCATTTCTCAGTGTTTTTTATTAGTTGTTCTGCTTTAGTCCAATTTGGAACGTTCTTGTGATCGACTAATTCCTTCAAAGCCTCCAATAGTTTATCCCGTTGTTTTTTAGTTTCGGGAGCAGCGGCTATTAGTTTAGCGTTGGCTTTTTGTTCTGGCCATTTTGTTATATGACAAATAGAACCACCATCTTCAGCGGCTATACAAATATCAAAATACGGATTACCTGAATTTTCTACTGTCCATTTTCCTTGTGTGTGTTTCATGGTTTCTAATCTTTAGGTAAGTAATCAGGTTTGTCATCCATAATATCTATATTTGATAATTCAGATTCTTCGTTTACATACTTTAAAGCCCTCTCTTTCCATGCAACATCACCCTTAGAGAAAGTATTTATAGCATCCCTAAGCGTTTGTTTGCTATCAGGGTGTATGTATTCATTTAAACTTTGATAGTCGCCCAGGAGCGTTATAAATGCCTTTGTGATAAGTTCTAAGCGAATGCTACCTTCCATTGCTTTGGAGGTCTGAATTGTTAGATCAGCTTTGAGTTTTTGATTTTCAAATTCAAGTTCGAGATAGTTCATGGTTTCGTTTGGTTAGTTGTTAAAATCCTCTTCTTCATTCTTTTTCTCCCGCAATTTCTTTGAGAGTTGTAGTAGGTGCCTCCCACGAAGGCAAATTTTTTACTATTTTAGTTTCAAAAATTTTAGGATTAAAAATATCGGATAAAGGAATATCCACAGGAAAATAAAAAGAAAAAGAAGATGTCCCCTTTGTTAGTTCTCCCTGAACATAATGAACGTTATGAACGTTAGGGTGGACTTTTGGATTGTTTTTTAATTAATATTTGAATTTTCATGGTTTGTGAGTTTGTGTTAATCATACCTCTAAAGTATAATATAGGGGGTTACCATAACATTCATTTTACATGAACGGTAATATGCTTACATGAACGGTAAATGGGTGAATTATGGGTTGTAAGTTGGGATCTTAACGTCTAATTTTTCAGCAAACAAAGTAAGGACATAATCAATGTGAATTAATCTTTTATCTACTCCCTGCCATTTGTCATTCATTTCTTTATCAGAACTTGCATCTTTCGATGAATTCTCTTTTATTAATACTACATGATCCGCTATCTTTTCTGTATTCACATCAGTTTTATTTTTAATGTTATTTATCCATATTGCTAACCCTACTATTTGAACCATTCCCCCTGTGAGAATACCTATCAACCACATTATGGAAATATGAGTATCAATTTGAGTTAAGAGTTCCATGACTGTATAATAAACTTACGTATCTCCATAATTCTTGCAAAGATAACTGCTAAGATGTAACCAAAAGCTGTAACCAACGGATTGCCATGATCTCCTATAAAAATATAGAAAGTCCAATTAATTAATACAATAAAAAACCAAACCTTGAAAGCAAAGTGGTTAATCATGTTTTCTCGGAAAAGCATCCCTGCCAGACATACTAATAATAACTGTAGATTATTCCCGAAATGTATCCACGTATAATAGTCCGTTACAAATACCCAAACTAACAAATTATTTAACACAGCAACCGATAAAACAATCGTGGTCAAATATTTAGTCGTCATCTCCCGGAGGTGGTGGCGGTGGCGGTCCTGATCCTGGGCCTCCTAAGTAGAAGTAAAAATTCACTGGAGTTTCAATAATTTTAATAGTCAAATTCCATTCTCCATCAAATTCATCTTCAGTAAGCTTATGAATTTTATGAGTAAGTCTATTCTTAAAAGCCTGTATAACATCATCAAGCTGAGATTTTGGTATTACTCCCTCAAAGGAATAATTGATATATTTACACCCATAAGGGGCACCATAGAAAGGTGTATACCAATGCCGGTTTTCGGATTCTTCAATCCATTTAATTAGTTTTTTCATCTTTTAAATCGTCAATTTCTTTTTTCAAATATAAAAAAGTCTCTGGGAGCTTAAGAATCTCATTGAGCTTTCTTATGTCTCGTTTTAAACTTCTGTTTGATCTGCATAAGTAAGTAATAATTGCCAGCAATGGCAAATATCCTAAAATTATTATTATATGTTCCATAACTTCAAAGTTTTAAACGTTGAAGCCCAAATTAGTTAATTGTAATTTAATAAAAATTAATAACATACTCTTTGCCTTATCTCATAATTTATCCAGAATGCCACTCCTACAAAGTTTAAATGTTGCTGCTCCACATCTGGATACTCCTCAGCAAATACCTCTGGCTTTACCGCTTGATGCTCTCCCTTAGTTATAATCTCTTTCGTACTGGTGAACGTAGTCATTGCCTTTGAAAAGTCCCTAACAAATTCTGTATTGTCCTCGTAATTAATCTGAGCTTTTGCCAGCCCGGAACGTGTGCCTATTACTACCATCCGCATAGGAAAATCTAGCACCGTAGAACTGTTGGCCCCAAAGCCTGCAAAGTTATCTTTGTCCTCTTCAACTACATCTAAAATTCTGTGATATACTCGTAAAGGTTCACCATCATCCCACTCGATAATTTTCCCTTCACCACTACCGACATTTAAAATAGGCACTGTCTTTTCTTCTTTTACTATCTGGACACACTCACCATAGAAAGTAACCTGTGCCCCGTAAGGTAAAGCCGCTTTTATGTCTGAATTAATTTCGCTTAAAATTGCGTTCAACGAGCTTTCCATATAATTCGTTTACTTGTTTTGTTTCCTGTATTGTATGTTCAAAAATAATTTTATTATAAGTTTCTTCTACAAATTTAGCTTTATCAGCATTGACTGAGTTTTTAAATCCTAACCCTACCACGCTACCATCCTGAACTACGGACCAGTCATTTTGTAACTGTCCTGTAAAGGTTACAACCACTTTTCTGTTTGAGCCTAATCCCTTTTTGACTCTCTGTTTTATGTAGCTGTCTGAGTAGCTACCTATCTGAGCATTATTCATATCCTTGCCCTGGTTAAATATCCGCTCACTGGTAACCGCCTGCATGGTAACAGCTACCGTTCTCAGAAGTTTATCCTGTTCTCTTATCAGACGTTGAGTCTGTTTTATTATTGGTTGTAGTTCATTTGCCACCGCAACCACATCCTCCTTTATCTTTTTTCATGGTACTATTGGTTTAACTGTTATCGCTTTAGCGCATTCAAAACAATCATGATGCTCATTTATTCTAATGTCATCCAAATAGTTATCTAACATTGAATCGTACTCTTCCTGGAAACTGTCCTTTAATTCTCTTGCCCTGTCGCGAGTGATCAATGTAAACCTGTTTATCCTGTTACTGTGTAAACGTTCTTTGCAATATTCAATACCCAATTTATAAAGAAATGGATCTTTAAAAAAATCTAATCGACTACAAACGAAGTTATCAACCGAACATTCTAAGGTATAATTTACCATTAATCCGGTGTCCGTTCCGGTAATAGAATCTTTTAAAACCGCGGCTGTATTGGAAATAGTTCCTGTAACTATATTTCCACGGGGATTAACAAATCTTTGAGTACGAATAGTATCAACTACTTCATCATCGTAAGCAATGAAAATATTCCTGTACTTCCAAAAAGGATAAGACTTTAAAATATTATACTCCTGTAGTCCGGTTGCGCCAACCATTGTAATCTTATCCAATTCTTCACCTGTACTTGCATCGAAAACCCTTATATCAAAATCAACCGCACCATTAAGAAAGATAGCTATTTTTTCAATGGTTAATCTTCTGTTAATCCCTTGATGTCCTAAATCAAAAAGCCAGCCATTATAAGCGGTACCCATTGTTAAATCAACCTTTTCATCTATTTGGGTAGTAATGCCTTTCCCATCTTCTGAGTAGTGCCTATAGTACTTTCGTAGTTTAGTTATAACGTCGTTTTCCAGAAGTCGTGAAGCTCGATTGTAAATATCGTCAAAGACTAAACGCGGCTCATAATGATCTTCTGTATCTGAGAGGCCCTCGATTTCTTCTGTGGTTACTCCTTCTAAATCATTAATAAAATAATCTGAGTCTGGAAACTCAAGCCCTGAAACCCCGCGCAAACCAATTAAATTCGAGAGACAGCTAATCATTTTTTGAATGTAGTAAAATTTCAAAATCTACTGAAACAGCAGCAGTTCCAGCGGCAACTTTAGAAACCCAAATTAAATCAGTTAACTCAGGAAATGGGCCTATCGGTGATCTTAACCTTGGGACCAGAGGATCAGTAAGACCAACCACATGGGTAAAGGCCCTCATTGCTGAGAAAGGGGCCACTGTTTGTAAAATTCCTTCTCTTGCATATAAAAGAAGATCATGTGCTTTATTCCCGTCTACGGTAGTAAAAAAACTTAGAATAAATGCTGTCATATTTAATGGAACAGTAAAAGCTGCGGTATGAGACTGGGACATCTGATCATTAATAGTAGCCCAGTCTTCTGTGCCTGCGGAGTTTTCTATTACAATTGCAGCGGCCTGACTATTTGAAGGTACTGATGAAAAAGTTCCTGAACTTGATGTATAGGATCGGAACAATCTTAAAAATAAAGTCTTACTATTTGCACCCGCGCTGGTCCCAGCAGTTGGAACGTTCTCCCTTACCTCTAATCCTTGTTTACTTAGTCCATGTAAAATAACTCCCCTTGCTCCTGAACCGTCTACTGTATCATTAGCATTTCCGGCTTTTACTCTAAGAGACGTAGCATCATTAACTTGAGGAGTTCTGTAAATACCCCCCAAAGCCAAAGGAACAAAAGTAGTGCCTATATTATCATTCCTGCCAAACTTATGGATTATAGAAGTTTTCTCTACTCTTCCTCTGACTGTATCAATCAAAGCATCCTTTAAAGGATTTGGAAAACCAAATATATTAGTCAATAATTTACATTTTCCCGTATTGTGCCGAAAATGCAGCAATATCGAAGTTATCTTTTGCTTTCGCCGTTACTAAGTTAACACTTTATATTGATTTCTTATTTGATAACATTCATCGGGAGGCAAATAATTGTCAATCTGGTGAAATCCAGTAGTTCCTAACTGAAATATTGCCTCACATGCAAACCGATTGCATACCTCAAAAGGAGCTAACCTCCCTAATAGATGATGAACAAAATAAACATCTTCATTCCCTAACCGTGGATTATAAGGGATTTTTTCAAGTGTTTTAATATGTGCCTCTACTCCCCTTATGCTAAAACCACCATTGCCGCCAGCTCTATCTGAACGGTCACAATGACCACGGGGCCAAGGGCTACCGACATAGTCATATTTCAAAAACTCTTGATCTATTGGTTTAAGTAATGCGCTGTCATGTTGAAAAATAAGTACTTTACTATAGGACCGTAAAGCTTTCCAAAATTCCATAGAAGTCATTAGCTCATTATAGGTAGGCCCATTGGTTACTTTAGAATCTCTGCAACGAATTATTCTCCAACCTTCCAAGAAACGTTCATGATTATCGAGGGCCACCTTGTAGCGGTCGTCCCTGTTTTCTACTATTACAGCAGCAAGGTTCAAAAGAATTTTGTATTAATTTCCTTACATAATTTTTTGCCTTCTTCCCATTGATCTTTCCTTAAAGTTGAAGAGTTTGCATATAAAAAAGCATTCCATCTATATTTATTATCCCTACTTGGTTTACAAAAAGTCAAACCTTTTTCACTTTTATCCTCATTAATCAACCAACAATGTATTAAAACCAATTTATTTAAATCACCATTAGTCCACACGCTCGCTAATTGATCGTTTTCTGGACCACCGTTTGACATCATTGAACACCATTCATTCATAAGTTATATATTTATTATACAACCAAAACCCCCTCCTTCAGGAAATTGGCCATCATGTAAATGATCTAACCGGATTTTATCTCCTGGTAATTCCTCCCAGGCCTTCTCCATTCCAGGCCGGAATATATCATCTAAAATTACTACCGCTCCCTCGCTAAGAAAATCTTTGTAGGCATTAAATTCCCTTATCGTTCTATGATAGGTGTGATCTGTATCGATGAATAAAATGTCTATCTTACCATGAATACTATAAATGCACCAAGCTATTTCGATTGAATCATCAAGGGCGAAAGCAAAATTAGGATATTTTTTTTCAATATATCTTATTCTTTCCGCATGATCCCATTGGAAATCAACCCCTATCACAGTGCCTCGAAAATAACCCTTTGCAAGATGTAAAGACCCACCCCCACCG